GATTTTCCTTGTATTTCGGTTGTAACTATTCGCCTTTGCATACCCACCTCAATTAAACAGCATTCAAGTAATAAGTCTTGTAGACCATCTTTTCCGTAATTAACCGTTTCACCATTTTTATCTAAATAGTTACCAGCTTTTAATACAATACCACCAAAAACAGGCAAACCTAACGTCCCTTTATTTGTAGTTGGCTTTAGTTCATCATCTACATTAAGTAAATTTAATCCTGTACCCTGCTTGTAAAACTTTGGCTTTATCAATTGCAATCCAAAAGCCCCAAGAATCATTTGAGGCTTTTTTACGCTTGGAATGGGTTGATTAGGTATGAAGTCACTCATTACACCGCTGCTAATTGTTGTGAATCGTTCAACATCGAAAGGAATATCTTAATCATTTCGTCTCGTACATTTGGTGCTAAATTCTTCATGTTTTCAACGGCACCATGAAAGTTTTGCGTTTCAACTAGCTTTCCTACATTTATCACTATGCTTGTTGGTTTTGATCCGCTTACTTGGTTCGCTCTGCTTTCTAAACCTGTCGAACCTGACGCTTTAGCACTTGTTGAATTTGCCGTATTAATATTTGTACCCAAAGCCGTTTGCATAGCTTTAGATTGGCCTAATTCATCTTTATTGTCTAATTTAATACCTAGCTTCTTTTCTTGATAGCCAAATAGTTTTCCAATACCCAAAACTAGTTCAGCCACACCATTTACTAACCCTATTACTACTTTTAGAGCAAATCCCAAAGTATCTATCAACACGATTGCAAAAGGTTTTAAAACGTAAAAAACAGCACCCAAAGCATTAGCCCAAGTATTAAACATTGACTCTAAATTGAAAGAAGCAAAAACTCCTTTAATCATATCCCAAGTATAAACAACCACATCAATAAGTGGCTGAAATATGCCTTGCAAGGATACTATATTACCTTTCAGGTAGTCAATACCCAATGAAACACCCTCTATTAATTTTGAAATACCATCCATTGAACTGTTTATAGTTCCTTTGAATGAATTAAATATCTTTTCTTCTAAGAATGTAATTGAATCTTTTAAGTTAGAAAACTTTCCCTGAGTGGTATTCATAGCATTTGCCATGGCCCCCTCGAAAATACCACCTTCTTTACCTGCCATGTTTAGAGCTTTAGTTACCTCTTCATAGGTAAATTTCATCTCTTTTACTTGCTCGGTTGTTTTTCCTGTTGATGCAGCTAAAGCACCGTAAATGTTAATCCCAGCATAACCAAACTGTTTTATATCAGCAGCTGTAGCAACTCCAACGTTTTTTATTTGTTGTAAATTGCTAGTCATTCTAGCTAGTTCATCATTACCTCCGCCAGTTGCCGCAATAGCATTTGCAAGTCCTAATGTATTTTCTCTTGCTACTTTTGCGCTTTCTCCAGCCGAAATAAGGGCTATGTTTGCTTTAAACAAAGAGTCTACTTCAAAAGGAGTCTTTTTTGCGTCTTCTTTTATTCCTGCAAATGCTTCTGCAGCTGCTTCGTTTGTTTTAAGGAATGTTTTAAGCCCCATTTGGTAATTTTCAAATGAACTACCAACTTCAAAAACATCTTTTGCAAATAAACCAAGCCCTAATGTAGCTATTACACCTTTCAGATTACTAAACGTACCTCCTAATTTACCACCACTACTATTCACATTTCCCATTGCCTTATCTAGCTTTTCCGTTTCCGAAATAGCAGCTTGCATTTTAGGAGTGAATAAATCCTTTAGGCTTAATATGTATTCTACGTTGTTAGCCATTACCCTGTAATCTTATTAGCTTCTTGTTTTCGCACCCATTCCAACTCGCACCACCTTTGTGCCCACTCATCATCAGTCAACTTGTCGGGGTCTAAATGAAAATGATACCGAAGTAATGCGTTTCGTTTCCTTAACTCATCCTCGGTATCAAGTTCAGATACTTTCCACTGAATTAATTTTTTTTTAACTCACCGTCCGCAACGCTTAGAAGTGGTAGTAATGTGTTTGAAGCGGAACGAATAGCATACAACGAATCTGTAATTTTAGAAACCTTATCACCTGAAACCCAAAGCCCGTTTAACATGATTTCAATAGCCTGTAAAGGATCGCTTTGCATCGCTTTTTGGACCATTGTAAACACATTCCTATCTTCCAGCTCTTTGATTACCATTTCAGCATAATTAGCCAAAACACAAGCCTTTAGCTTCTCTTTTATTTCAGATTGAACCACATCAATGTCTAATTTCTTTTCAATACAAGACATTTCGTATTCTTTCATTTCTTTTTCTAAAGCTTTATAGGCCGATTCTGAATTGGCCGAAAGAGGTACTTTTAGTGTGTATGTTGCCATTACCAAGTAATATGTGAAACAATTAAATCTAATTCAACTTCAATTTTTGTATCGCCTGACTTTGCTTTTCTGTTATTGCTTTTGAAACGGCAATTTCTAAGCTTGTGAGTCACTGGCACATTTCCAGAATTCACGTAAGCCACAATAATATCAAATTCAGGAATATCTTGAAGTCTTCCGTTTATAGCCAAAGCGGTTATAGCTTCAACCTCTTCCATAAACAAGGTCAATTTTGCCATTGCCTTGTATTTACCGAAACCTCTATTCACTGGCATTGTTCCAGCTCCATAGTTGTCTTCGATTTCCTGTTCGTCTGAGTACTCAATCGCTGTAATTCCAGCGACTGGTACCGACATGATGTTTACGATTATAGAAGCATAATCATAAGTTCTTCCGTTTATAAGTGGTAAAGCCATACTATGATACTTTAGTTACGAAACCAACATTTACGTTAATATTTCGGCTTACTCCTACAGGTACGTTTTGGATTGTCAACTCCAAATTTCCCGTTGAAAGTACATCTTGCTCGGGGTTAATTATAACCTTGTAACCAGATAATTCACCGTCTTTTTCCATTTGCTCAACTGGTGCGTTTGCCAAACTTTCTAAGTAGCCAATTTGATCGGCTGTTAGTTTTCCGCTTGTAGCATCTACATAAACGGGGCCATTTAACTGAGGCATCAAAGACGTGCGAACGTTTCTAATTACCTTATTAATTGTCCTGTTATTTTCCAGTGTGCAATAATCAGAAGTGTTTGCAATAGCCGTTTTGGCATCGACAAAATACGTTCCAGTATAGTCTATGTGTTTCTTGATAAACGTCCAGTGGTAAGCGTACAATACGTTTAGTAAGCTAGTAGATTGGTCACGTACTTTTACACCGTTAGAAAACGCTGGTACGGCAAACTCAGTATCACTTGCAGCTAGATTAAACTTGGCTACGTAGCCTAAATTCTCGTGTACTTTCGCAAATGCAGCCGTTCCAAGACAAGCTCCAAGTGTTCCAATAGACCTACCTAAATAAACATAAAGCTCATTGCCTTCTGCGTCACCATCTTGGCCAATATCAACTAGTACGTTTTTAGCGGTCAAAGCTGAAAGGTCAGCCAGTGCGCTTAATGCCGTTCCGTTAATGTTTGGCGTATAGATAATATCGCAAGGTCTATGATCGTCATAGTTATCATCCGCAATACCTTGCAAAGTAGTTACTTGACCAGTTGCAAAAGCTGTACTTGTAGTATTCGAGTAAACCCCAAATAAACGCACTTGGCCTTCTGCAAAATTCTGGATAGTCGTAATTTCTTCAAAATTCAATGTTCCAGCAGTTGGGAAAATACCTAACCATAAAACACCGTTTGGCTGTGAAATGAAATATCTTTTTGCGTGATACCAAATGTGAATGTATGGATCGCTAACACCACTTGAAAACTGTGTAATTGTCGGGGCAGTAATTGCTCCATTTATTACAGAAGTTAGGACTGCACCACCGTTCAAATTAGCACCATAACCAGAAGGAGGTGTTAACAATACGTTTGCAGAAGAACCAGCTGCCACAAATCCATGTGTAGATGTTAAAGCGTTTATTGCTGTTCTTGCTTTTGTTGCCAATGCGCTTGTAGAGTCTCCTGTATTCCAAGTCGCAATACCCAAAGACGTTGTAACACCTAAAGCAGTTACTTTAAATTCAATTGTATCACCATCAACGGCAGAAGTAACCGACATTGCATAATTGCCTCCAGTTCCTAACGTCTCATTTGAGTAATCCCCAACAATACCTAAAGCCTCAACATCTGAAAGCGAAAATACTTTCTTTATTTGATTGCTTCCATCAAAACCGCTCGGGTAAGCAGCTGTATAAAACACCATTGACGAATAATGATCCTTCCCGTCAAGCGGTCGCCCAAGTCCGTTAGTGCTTAATGTAAATCTAATATCTGGTAGAGCCATTTGTTTTATAATTAAAGAGTTAAAACAAAAAAGGGGCTTTTACACCCCTTTCATTTAGGCTGCTTGTACGATTGAAACAATACCTTCTTGGTTTGTTCTTGCTTTTGAAGCTCCGTGAAGAACCAAAGCAGAGAATACGTCACCGTAGAAAGTTGGATCGCCCATATTGTCGAATACTGAAACCGAACCTGTAGCCTTACGAACTGCGTACTTAGATGTCAATATACACCCCATGTTGTCAGTTGTAGTAGGGCTTGATGGCAAACCGTCCGAACCTGTAGACTTGATAACTGGCGTGCCTGTGTTATCATAAACAACTACACTAGAACGAATCACGATGTTCATTCCTAGTATTCTGTTTACTACGCCAGTTGGCAACACTGGAGTATTTGCGCCAAATTCCAAGAATTTCGAAATTTTGTCAATTCCTACAAATTGCGACCAATACATTGAAGCTGGCATAATCAAGTAAAATTCTTCATCTTG